GTAAAAACGTACTCGGTGTTATGACAACCAACAATAACTACTTGGCAACGCCCACTGATTTCTTGTATTCGTACAGCCTTGCTGTTGTGGATGGTAACGGTAACTACTCGTTTTTGTTGAACAAAGACGTTAACTTCATGCGTGAGGCGTACCCCAACCCTAACGCTACAGGGTTACCCAAACACTACGGCTACTTCGATGACGACACTATCATCCTTGGGCCTACTCCTGACAGCACGTATACGACGGAACTGCATTATGGGTACTACCCAGAATCCATAGTTACCGCAGGTACTACGTGGCTCGGAGAAGAATTTGATTCTGCTTTGTTGAACGGGGCGTTAGTTGAAGCCCTACGGTTTATGAAAGGCGAGCCTGATCTAGTTGCCTTGTACGATAAGATGTACGTACAGGCTCTTGGACTTCTCAAGGTTCTGGGCGATGGTAAGTTACGAGAAGATGCTTACCGTGCAGGCCAATTTAGAGTTCCAGTTAGCTAAAAATGTTAGTTGAAGCGCCACAAATGGAAGTAGGTAATGTAATTGTCACCACCACGGCGGATGGTGGACACGATCCTGAGTTCTGGGCACAATCTGCCGCAGACCGTATCGTAAGCGTAGGTAGCAGTTGCCACCCTGCAATAGCGCAGCAAGCGCAAGCATTTAAGGAAGCGGTTAGAGCCACGGCTTTGCACTGCATACGAGAAGCAATTAAGAGTGATAGAACCACTTTGGTTGTTGAACTTGAACGTCAAGGCCATAAGGACATGGCAGACATAATTAGGAGTCTATAATGGCTATTTCGACTGCGATGTGTACGTCTTTCAAGAAAGAACTTATGGAAGCCAAGCACAATTTCCTAGCGAGTGGTGGCAACACTTTCAAATTGGCGTTGTACACAAGTTCCGCAACTCTAGGGGCAAGCACTACCGCTTATGCAACTGCCAACGAAACAAGTGGCACAGGATATTCCGCAGGTGGCGGTACCCTGACGAATATAAACCCAACAACAAGCGGCACTACCGCGTTTACGGATTTCGCAGATCTTACGTTTTCTAACGCAACAATTACCGCTAACGGGGCTTTGATTTATAACAGTACCAATAGCAATAGAGCAGTATGCGCCTTGGCTTTTGGTAGCGATAAGACCTCAACGTCAGGCGATTTTACGATTCAGTTCCCAGCAGCAGCCGCGTCTACTGCAATTATTCGTATCGCGTAGCGAATATTTATGGCTAGCGTCAGCGGCTGGGGCCGTGGTAGTTGGGGACAAGGCCCGTGGAATCTTAGAACACCTGATGTTACTGGGGTAGAAGCCACAGGAGCGATAGGGACACCACTTGTTTTCAACGATGTTGGTTGGGGCCGTGGTAGTTGGGGACAGGGTGCTTGGAGTTCCAGCATACCTGATGTTACTGGAGTAGAAGCTACAGGAGCGGTAGGAACGCCACTCATCAGAGAAGGCTGCGGGGTATTCCCGACTGGGGTATCCGTTACCGGAGCTGTTGGTAGTGTTGTAGTGTCAGGTGACGCGAGTATACTCGTTACGGGTGTAGCCGCAACAGGGGCCGCAGGTACCATAAACATTTGGGGCGAGATAGATACGGCCCAAAATCCAAATTGGCAAGAAATAGCCGCATGAGGTTTTAGATGGCAACTCAATATACGACAATTCTGAAGCTCGCCTTACCAGTTCAAGGCGAATTATCTGGTACATGGGGTGATGTGGTTAATAACAACATCACTTCGATGGTTGAAGAAGCTGTTGCAGGCCGCAAGGTCATCAATACGTGGACTGCTAACTCGCACACGCTGACCAGCGCAGACGGCACCACGTCTGAATCGCGTGCGGCAATATTAACGCTTACCGATACAGGTACGGCACTATCAGGCGCAGGGACGGTTGTGTGCCCCGCAGCCTCAAAAATTTACATCGTTGAGAACGGTACAGCGCAGGTAATTACGGTTAAGACCGCCAGCGGTACGGGCATAGCAGTACCTGTTGGCAAAAACATGGTCGTGTTCTGTGATGGGACTAACGTAGAAGAAGGCATTAGCAACATCGCTAGCCTCTCTATTGGTGGCGACGGGGCCACAGTTACGGGCATTAAAGACGAAGACGACATGTCTTCAAACAGCGCCACAAAACTTGCTACACAACAGTCTATCAAGGCATATGTAGACTCACAGGTTACTGCACAGGATCTTGATGTAACTGATGGCTCTACTACTATCAGTATCGACTTAGATTCTGAGTCTTTAGGTATCTTAGGTGGTACAGGCGTTGATTCCACTGCTTCAGGAAATAATGTCACCGTAGCAATTGACGCTACTGTAGCTACGCTCGCAGGCTCACAGACACTTACGAACAAGACCCTAACAAGTCCTGACATTAATGCTCCAGATATTGACGGTGGAGCTATAGATGACGCTGTAATTGGTGGCGCTACTCCCGCTGCCGGTAGTTTCACTACCATAGCTGCCTCTGGAAACGTCGATTTTAATGCTGATGTAGACGTTGACGGTACGCTAGAAACAGATGCTTTAACCATTAATGGAGTAGCGTCGGTTCCTTTTGAGGCGGCAGACCACAGCAAATTAGACGGTATTGAGGCGAATGCAGACGTAACAGACACAGCTAATGTAACCGCTGCTGGTGCTTTGATGGACTCAGAGCTAACCAGTATTGCGTCAGTTAAGGCGCTTAATCAAGGCGTGGCTACTACTGACAGTCCTACATTCGCAGGAATAACTACTTCTGGTACTACAAATACCGCTAACCTAACCGTTTCTGGTACTCAAGGTAGTGACGGGCAGGTTCTCACCTCAACAGGCTCCGGTGTGCAGTGGGAGGACGCTGCTGGTGGCGGCGTTGATGGAATAACATCAAGCACCACTACTACAATAATTAATTTAAGCTCCGCTAATAAAGTCGGCATTGGGCAAAATGTAGGTAACGCACTCGCTCTTTTGCATGTATACCAAGGATCTGGTTCTGGTGACATGTTCAAAGTCCAAAACGCGGGCGGCGACGGGATGTTAATGGATAGTTCCGGCAATCTCGGAATAGGCACTAATAGCCCTAATCAACTACTAGATGTTGATGGCACCATAAATGCGGTTACCTATAGAGTCGGCAATAACACTGGCAATGCTGGGCAAGTTCTTACTTCTCAGGGTAGCAACAATGCAACTTGGTCTAATGTTGCTGTTAATGGCATTAATCCACTTAATTCCTCCGGCTACTTATTGAACCTAGTCAATGACAATGACAATTATTTGGTTATTGGCGATGGGGTTAGTGGAGTCCTGAATGGGGAAAGACCTGTCGTAAAAATCTGGAGCGATTATTTCAACAACCCCTATTTCCCTGCTATTTATGGTGAACAAATAGGTTACGGCGGGGTGATGATCCAGAAAAACTCCACTAGCACAGGTGCGGTGGCTGGAATCAGTTACATAATTGGTCAACAATCTGGGAATCAGTACAATCTTTGGAATAACTACATCGTTAAAGATTCAACAAGTGGGCTGGCTTACATGGTGTGGGCTTCAACAGTCAACCAAAGCAGCGGCTATGCCGAGAGAATGCGCCTTGAGTTTGTCAGTACCAGTTCTAATAAAGTAAATTTGGGGCTTAACAAAGATAATCCGACGTATAATTTAGATGTAAACGGTAGCTGTAGGATCTCTGGGGCAACAAATGGCGATGCCTTTTATGTAGGCACTAACCAGCTCGTGGGTATTGGTACCTCTAGCCCATCTAATAAGCTCACTGTAGATGGCAATGCTAATGTTACTGGTTCCTTAGCTAAAGGCTCTGGTTCGTTCCGCATTGACCACCCGTTACCCGCTAAAACGGAGACACATGAGCTTGTCCATTCGTTCATAGAGGGGCCACAAGCTGACCTGATTTATCGTGGTAAAGTAACTTTGGTTGACGGTTCTGCGACCATAAATGTTGACACGGCATCAGGAATGACTGAGGGGACTTTTGAAGTTCTTTGCGGCGATGTACAGTGCTTCACTTCTAATGAATCAGGTTGGACTGCGGTTAAAGGTGCTGTATCTGGGAATACGTTGACGATTACAGCTCAAGAAAACACATGCACAGACACAATATCGTGGATGGTTGTTGGTGAGCGTAAAGACCCACACATGATTGATACAAACTGGACTGATGAAAACGGTAAAGTAATTGTAGAACCCTTAAAGGAAAATAACTAATGGCTACATGGAACATAATTGAACTTGAACGAAACGCCGCCGATGGTGGTGTAATTACGGCGCACTATCTTGCGACTGATGCAGACGGGGACTACGCAGCAGAGTCTCGTGGTATCGTACAATTTACGCCTAACCCCTCTGATTCAAATTTCATTCCTTACGCTGACTTGACTGAGGCTGACGTAGTTGCGTGGGTTAAAGCGAAAGAGGATGTAACGTCTGTTGAGAATTTCTTAGCAGCGCAGATAGCTGAACAGAAAAGCCCAGTAACTATTGATGGATTACCTTGGAAATGAATGAGTTAGAACGAAAGATTGTCATTGACGATGAAGAATATGACGTATCGGAGTTTGAGATTGAAACCCAGATGCATGTTGCCCGTGTCGCTGAACTTCGACAAGAAATCGCACGTTTGAAGGTAGATCTTAACGAGCGCGAGGTTGTATTAGGCGCTTACGAAGAGGCCATCATTAAGGCGGTCAAGCCCGTTGAGGGCGAAGAGCCAGAAGCGCAAGTGGTGCAGTAAGCTATGGACGTGGGTTCGGTAACCGGATCTGCTCAAGTTAGTTGGAAGCAGATTGCTGTTGAAAAACAAGAGCGTCTGCGTACAGGCGCAGAAGGCCAACCCGTGAAGGAAATGGTGGAGACAGTAATGCCTACCTTGTATACCCAGAAAGGTAACAAGATTGAGGCTACAGACCTTGCTCCAACACGAAGGATAGACACCTCAGTCTAAGAAGAAAGGAGTTAAGTAGTCATGGATTTACTTACAATAATCAATACGGTCACAACGATTGTCACCATCGCATCGTTGATCGCTGCAAGCACTCCGACACCCAAAGATGATGAGTGGATCGCAAAGCTGTACCGCTTCGTTGATTTGCTTGCCATCAACATAGGTAAGGCTAAAGACAAGTGACACCCACTGAAAAAGCTATAGCAAAGATTGAAGCGCACGAGAAAGAGTGCGCTATCCGCTACCAAGGCATTGAGCAACGCCTCCAAGACGGGAGTAAGCGGTTTGATCGCCTTGAGCTAATGATTTGGGGCGTATATGTCACGGTGATTGTTGCAGTAGCTTTACCGCAGTTTATGGCCTAGCCATGATCGGTGAAATCGCAGCTATCGTAGCTGGCGTAAATGCTGCTACCAGTGCGATAAAACAGGTCGCTGAGACCACCAACGACATCTCCAGTATTTCCAGTTTTTTATCGACTCTCGGTGGTGCCGAAGTTGAGCTTCAACGTGCCCAGAATGAGGGTAAGCTGTCAGAGGCTGATGCCGTAAAAGCCGCTCTAGCAAAGAAACAGATCCAAGAGACCATGCGTGAGATCAAGGATATGTTCACCGTCTCCGGCAACGGCGATCTGTACCAAGAAGCGATGACTGCTATGGCCGAAGCTCGAAAAGCTAAACAAACCGAGCTAGCAAGAAAGGCTGCTGCCAAGAAGAAGTTTTGGAAGGATGTCAGAGAGATAGGGGCGGTTCTAGCGGTTCTGATTATCCTTCTTCCATTGACTCTGGCTGTTCTGCTGACGTGGCTAACAGCGTAATTAGGAAATAACATATTATGACTAAAGAAATCTCATCAATCAGCCGCGTAGGGACTACAGAACCTTTTGAACTACAGGTAAAGCGAGGTCAAATTGGATGGCATTACGCTATCTTCAAGTTTGGGTTCAATCCAGATGTTGATAACAGCTTAGAGACTGTATGGGCTGAAGGCGGACTGTATAGCTACATCGAAACCGCTACGGTGTTAAAAGTATCCAGTTCTTCTACAAACGATACATCAGCAGGCACAGGTGCGCGTACCGTTACCTTATCTGGACTAGATGCTAACTACGCAGAAATCAGTGAGACGGTGACGCTGAACGGTCAAACAGCGGTCAACACCACAAATACTTATATCCGCATCAACCGCATGGTGGTCAACACTGCCGGTTCTGGTGGGCAAAACGCAGGTGTTATTTATGCAGGTGACGGCACTGTTTCAAGCGGAGTTCCTGCTGATAAATACGCAACGATTGCAGCAGGTGATAACCAGAGTCTAATGGCACTGTGGACGGTTCCAGCAGACCATACGGCGTACCTGCTCCAAAAAGACATTACTACCGCTACGACGCAAAACAACAAATACGCCAACATTCATTTAGTTGCGCGACCTTTTGGTGAGGTATTTCAAACTAAGGACAAGCACGTTATTGATAATGGCGTTCTGCATCAGGCTTACAGTATTCCGCTCAAGTTTGAAGAAAAAACAGACATAGAGGTTCGCTGCATTGGAGATTCTTCTGGTGCAGACATAGCGGTATCGGCAGGTTTAGACATCCTCTATATACGAAACGGTGACTCACTGTAAACGTAAAACGGTTAGGAGATAAACATGAGTATCGTTGCACAGTTAGTAGGGCCAGTTACAGGGCTGTTGGACAAGTTCATAGAGGACAAGGATCAAAAAAACGCCTTGGCTCATGAGATTGCCACGATGTCCGAGAAACACGCTCACGAGGCGCTAAAGGGCCAGCTTGAAATCAACAAAATGGAAGCTGCACATAAGTCGTTATTTGTTGCTGGGTGGAGACCTTGCATCGGCTGGATATGCGCTCTTGGCCTGCTGTACAACACCATAATTGCCAACATCCTTGGTATTTGGTTCGCAGTGCCAGAAGTAGATACAACGCTGCTTGTGCCCGTTATGATGGGGATGTTGGGCTTGGGCGCTATGCGCTCTTACGAAAAGGTTAACTCCGTCGCACGGGAGAAGTAATGGGCGAGCTAATTGAAATGGTTAAGCGCCATGAAGGCGTCAAATCCCATGTTTACAAATGTACTCAGGGCTTTGAAACCATAGGCGTAGGCCGAAATATATCCGAGTCTGGGTTGGGCTTGTCACCTGATGAGATTGACTACTTACTCCATAACGACTTAGAGCGTTGCCATCAAGAGTTGCAAGATACGTATTACTGGTACGGAGGACTGAATAAAGCTAGACGAGACGCGATGGTCGATATGTGCTTCAATCTAGGTATTACACGATTGCGTGGGTTTGTTAACGCTCTGGAAGCCATGTCCCGTGAGCAGTTCGATATTGCTGCGGATGAGTTTATGGACAGCCGTTGGGCCAAGCAAGTTGGCAACCGTGCCCTAGAAGTAACTGAGATGATAAGGACTGGGGAGTACCGCTAATGCCTTTGCAGAAGCTACAGTTTAAGCCCGGAGTAAACCGAGAAAACACGCGGTACACGAGCGAAGGCGGTTGGTATGAGTGCGACAAAGTACGGTTCCGCCAAGGTATGCCTGAAAAAATAGGTGGGTGGGTACGTATATCAGATACCACATTCCAAGGTGTCTGCCGTTCGTTACACAACTGGGTTACGTTAAATAAACAGGACATGATCGGTGTAGGCACTAACCTAAAGTTCTATATCGAGAATGGCGGCGGGTACTACGACATTACCCCCATCCGAGCTACTACCGCTGCTGGGGATGTAACTTTTGCTGCGACTGATGGCAGCACCACCATAACCGTTACCGATGTGGCGCACGGTGCTCTCGAAGGCGATTTTGTTACTTTCAGCGGAGCAGTATCTCTTGGCGGTAATATAACCGCAGAAGTCTTAAATCAAGAATACCAAGTTGGCCCCTTCCCCACTACAGACACATACACAATAATTGCTACAGCTACCGCGAACTCGTCTGACACAGGGAACGGTGGAAGCTCCGTAGTCGGCGCGTACCAGCTAAACACTGGCCCGGAATTTGCTGAACCAGTAATAGGTTGGAGTGCTGGCGAATGGGGTGAGAATGTGTGGGGCACAGGAGGCTCTAATACGGAGGCTCTTCGTCTTTGGAGCCAAACTAATTTTGGTGAAGACTTAGTATTCGGCCCTCGTGGTGGGGGTGTTTACTACTGGGACGCTACAACTGGCATTACTGTTCGTGCACAGTTAGTCTCAGATGCTTTTTCTAGTACGGCGTCCAACGTACCTGTCGTGCAAAATCGTATTCTTGTTTCTGACATAAGCCGGTTTGTGTTCTGTCTTGGTACTAACCCGTTAGGCAGTACCACGCTTGACCCCATGTTAATACGTTGGGCAGACCAAGAAAGCGTAAGTAACTGGACACCCGCTGCAAGTAACCAAGCAGGTGACCTACGACTGTCTAACGGTTCAGAGATTATTACGGCTACACAGGCTCGCCAAGAGGTATTGGTGTGGACTGATTCTGCACTTTATTCTTTGCAGTATGTGGGAGCACCTGCCGTATGGGGTGCACAGTTAGTAGGAGAAAACACCTCTACAGCGTCTCAGAACTGCGTAGCCTACGCTAACGGTGTGGCTTACTGGATGGGTAAGGATAAGTTCTATAAGTACGATGGGCGAACTCAACCGCTGCGCTGCGACATTCGTAGGTACATATTTAACGACTTTAACTCCCTACAGTACGATCAGGTATTCGCTGGTACGAACGAGTCTTTCCATGAGATATGGTGGTTCTACTGTTCTTCTGACTCACAAACTGCGAACAGATACGCGGTGTACAACTACCAAGAAGACATTTGGTACTACGGTACGTTATCCCGTACGGCGTGGATTGATTCTGGACTGCGAGAAGCTCCACTTGCTGCTACGTATAGCTATAACCTTGTAGACCACGAACAGGGTACAGATGACAACCAGACTACGACACCGGCAGCGATTGCGGCGAATATATCTTCTGCTCAGTTCGACATAGAAGACGGGCATCAGTTTGCGTTTATCTGGCGGGTGATACCGGATATTACC